GATTTACACTATGCCAATGGTCGGAAAGAAAGAGTTTCCTTACACAGCTAAAGGTAAGGCAGCAGCTAAGGCTGAAGCTAAGAAGACAGGTACACCTATGAAGAAAGCAAAAGGTTACGCTATGGGTGGGGCTTTAAAGAAGCCTGACGCTAAAGAGGCTGGTCTAAAGAAGCTACCTAAGTCTGTACGTAATAAGATGGGCTACATGAAAGACGGTGGTAAGACTAAGAAAAAAGGTTACGCTATGGGTGGGCCTACAACGCCTATGGAAGGCGAACAGAGCCGCTACCGTTCATCAGCTAGTCGTGCCCCTCAAGGCATGATGTCAGCTAGAGGTATGACTTCTGCTATGGGTATGGCTAAGGGTGGCAAGACAGGTTACTCTAATTGTGGTGCATCTATGAAAGCTACACAGTCAGGTACAGCAAAGAAATGAGTTAAGTGCATAGCGGGATTGCAGTATTGTCTGTAGTACGCTAACATAAAATATGTATAACTACTCCATGCACATAAGCAAAAAGGAGTAGTGCACATGTTTAAGAACTTACTAAAGCGGTTCCAAGAGAACCAACAACGCAGAGCAGACTACTGGATTCTTATGAATCTGAGTGACAAAGAACTGCATGACATGGGGATCAGTCGTGGCGAAATCAGGCAAAAAGTCTACGGTTAATGCAGCGGGTAATTATACTAAGCCTAGTATGCGTAAGCGCCTCGTTGCTTCCGTCAAAGCTGGCGGGAAAGGTGGAAAGCCCGGACAATGGAGCGCCCGGAAAGCTCAAATGGTCGCAAAGCAATATAAGGCAAAAGGTGGGAGCTACAAATGATTACTAAGTTAAAGATGATTATCTCTAAAGTAAAGAGGTACGTAATGCGTCTTATTCGTGCTGTACTTAATCGTAAGTGTAATTGCGGATGTGAGTGCTGCTAGATGGCGCTGGCTAAATCTCAGAAGAGCTTGAAGTCTTGGGGTAAGCAGAAGTGGAGAACCAAGAGTGGTAAGCCATCGACGCAAGGCCCGAAAGCTACAGGGGAGAGATACTTACCTGAGAAGGCTATTAAGTCTCTTAGTTCTTCTGAGTATGCCGCTACCACACGAGCAAAACGAAAAGGCACTGCTAAGGGTAAGCAGTTTGTGGCTCAACCTAAGAAAGTTAGAGCCAAAGTAAAACCTCATAGAAAGATTAAATAGTATGGCACGTAATCTTACAGACAATCAACGTAGGTTCCTAGAGGTTCTCTTTGAAGAGGCTGGCGGTGATGTAGTACGTGCTAAGGTACTAGCAGGGTACAAAGAGAACTCTTCTACTACAGCTATTGTAGATTCACTGAAGGATGAGATATTTGATGCAACTAAAACGTATATGTCAAGAGTTGGTCCTAAGGCTGCAGTTGCATATGCCAGTGCTTTGGACGATCCTACCCAGCTAGGCATTAAAGAAAAGATGATGGCTGCAGGTCAGATCTTAGATCGTGCTGGGTTAGTTAAGACTGAGAAGGTAGCTGTAGAGTCAAGTGGTGGTTTGTTTATCTTGCCACCTAAGAATAGTGATGACGAACAGTAGAGTTACAATTAAAGAAAGATCTCTACCGTTTCAGTACTGGATGCTACCTAAGGCTCCACTGAAAGTTAAGGTGTGGGAGAGAATACCTAGATCTAGTCCGTACATACCTTTCGGTTACGAAGTAGATCCAGAGGATGAGGAATGGCTTTTACCTATACCTAAAGAATTAGAATTATTAGAGCTTGCAAAAAAACATCTGAAGAGTTATAGTTACCGTAAAGTAGCTGCTTGGTTAACTACACAGTCTGGGAGAGAGATCTCTCACATGGGGTTGAAGAAGAGAATAGATGTCGAAAGCAAACGAAAAAGACTTACTGCAATCAAACGCAACTTTGCCAAGCGGCTCGAAAAGACGTTACGTCAAATCGAAATCCTCGAAAAAGAAAGAGTCGGCTACTACAGCAGAGAAGAAACCCAGTAAGCCAGATGTTATACCAGCGGTAGCTAAGCCACCAGAGTACGACATTCCTACTGCACAGAACGTAGTCTTCCAGCCTAACCCCGGTCCACAGACAGAATACTTAGCTTCGGGTGAACGTGAGGTACTATACGGTGGAGCAGCGGGTGGAGGTAAGAGTTACGCTACACTAGCTGACCCTCTACGTAATATGAATAGCCCAGACTTCAGTGGTCTACTTGTACGTCACACTACTGAGGAACTCAGGGAACTTATACAGAAGAGCCAAGAGTTATACCCTAAAGCTATACCGGGTATTAAGTGGTCTGAGCGTAAGAGCCAGTGGACTACACCAAGAGGCGGCACATTATGGATGTCGTACTTGGATAGAGACACAGACGTTATGCGCTATCAAGGACAGGCGTTTAACTATGTAGCGTTTGACGAACTGACTCAGTGGCAGTCACCATTCGCTTGGAACTACATGAGGTCAAGATTACGTAGTGCAAACAAGGACTTAGGTTTGTACATGCGAGCCACAACGAACCCCGGCGGTGTTGGACATGCTTGGGTAAAGAAAATGTTCATTGACCCATCAGAACCAAATAAAGCGTTCTGGGCAACGGACATAGAGACTGGTGAGGTATTGAAGTTCCCATCAGGGCATAGTAAAGCTGGACAACCCCTGTTTAAACGAAGGTTCATACCTGCCAGTCTATTTGATAACCCGTACTTAGCGGATAGTGGTGACTACGAAGCAATGCTTCTATCGCTACCTGAACACCAACGTAAGCAGTTACTTGAGGGTAACTGGGATATTAACGAAGGTGCTGCCTTCCCTGAGTTCAATAGAAAGATACATGTAGTTGAGCCTTATTCTATTCCAAGAAGCTGGACTAAGTTTAGAGCTTGCGACTACGGCTATGGGAGCTTTACAGGAGTTGTCTGGTTTGCTGTATCTCCCTCTGAACAACTCGTTATATATAGAGAACTCTATTGTTCTAAGGTTACAGCTACTGATCTAGCTGACATGATTTTAGAAACTGAACATGAGGATGGACCTATAAGATACGGTGTGTTAGATAGCTCCCTGTGGCATAAGCGAGGAGACAGCGGCCCGTCTTTGGCAGAGCAGATGAACCAGAAGGGTTGTCGGTGGCGTCCTTCTGATAGATCACGAGGCTCACGGGTGGCAGGTAAGAACGAGCTTCACCGCCGTTTGCAAGTAGATGAGTTTACTGAGGAGCCAAGACTCGTTTTCTTTTCTACTTGCACCAACACAATAGCTCAGTTACCTAGCATACCTCTAGATAAGAAAAACCACGAGGATGTAGATACTAATGCAGAAGACCACTTGTATGATGCAATTAGATATGGTATAATGACTAGACCTAGAAGTTCTTTATGGGATTTTAATCCATCAACACAACGCAGCGGCTTTCAGGCTTCTGATTCAACCTTTGGATATTAAGCATGGCTATAGACGAAAACGATCAAGGCGAACTGTTTGAAACGGATGATGTATCTGTAATTCAAGATGGTGATGAGCTAGACGCTTCTAGTGTTGTAGGTTATATTAATGAGCGCTTCAAGCGAGCAGAAGACTCTAGACAGAATGATGAGACTAGATGGTTACGTTCCTATAGAAACTATCGTGGTATTTATGGGTCAGACGTACAGTTCACTGAAACTGAGAAGTCTCGTGTATTCGTTAAAGTAACTAAAACAAAAACGTTAGCTGCATATGGTCAGATCGTAGACGTACTCTTTGGTAGCTCACGCTTTCCTCTTACAGTTAATCCTACGATGCTACCTGATGGTGTAGCTGAGTCGGTACACATTAGTATTAACCCTAATGCAGAACAAGGACAACAGGCGTTGTCGGAAGCCTTCGGTGAAAAGCCTAAGGTTTCTTTTTTGTTTGACCCTGATGAAAAGCTTAAGCCCGGTGAGACTATGTTTGACCGTATGAAGCGCTTAGGTCCACTAGAGGATAGACTAGCTGCGCTGGGCGATAAAGTTATTGAGGGTGCAGGAACTACACAAGACACTGTAACTTTCCATCCAGCTATGGTTGCAGCTAAGAAGATGGAAAAGAAGATCCACGATCAGCTAGAAGAGAGTGGAGCTAACAAGCAGCTACGTCACACAGCATTTGAGATGGCTCTGTTTGGTACGGGTATTATGAAAGGCCCGTTTGCTGTAGATAAAGAGTACCCTAACTGGAATGATGAGGGTGACTACGATCCACTGATTAAGACTGTACCCTCTACTAGTCATGTATCTATATGGAACTTTTATCCTGACCCTGATGCGTACAACATGGATGAGGCTGAGTATGTAGTAGAGCGTCACCGTATGACACGCTCACAGATGCGTAGCTTGAAGTCACGTCCGTTCTTCCGTAATGAATCTATTGATGACGCTATTCGTTTAGGCGAGTCATACGAGAAGAAGTACTGGGAACAGGACATGGAAGATGAGTCTTCTATGACTAACGCACCTGAACGTTATGAAGTACTAGAGTTCTGGGGTTACGTAGATACAGAGATCCTAGAAGAGAACGGTGTAACTATACCTCGTGAACTTAAAGACTCTGAGCAAGTAAATGTCAATGCTTGGATTTGTAACGACAAAGTACTACGCCTTGTACTTAACCCATTCAAGCCTACACGCATTCCTTACTATGCAGTACCGTATGAGTTGAATCCATACAGCTTCTTTGGTGTAGGTATTGCTGAGAATATGGATGACACCCAGACGCTTATGAATGGCTTTATGAGGATGGCGATAGACAACTCTGCGTTGAGTGGAAACTTAATCATTGAGGTCGATGAAACCAATTTAGTGCCGGGGCAGGACTTAAGTGTGTATCCTGGCAAGGTGTTCCGTAGACAGGGGGGTGCTCCAGGTCAAGGCATTTTTGGAACTAAGTTCCCTAATGTAGCTCAAGAAAACATGCAACTCTTTGATAAGGCTAGGGTTTTAGCAGATGAAAGCACAGGCTTCCCAAGTTTCGCACATGGTCAAACAGGCGTCAGCGGAGTGGGGAGAACTGCTTCTGGCATCTCTATGCTTATGTCTGCAGCTAATGGTAGCATACGAAATGTCGTTAAGAATGTTGATGATTATCTGATTGGCCCTATGGGTCGTGCATTCTTTGCGTTCAACATGCAGTTCGACTTTGACACAGACATCAAGGGTGACTTAGACGTTAAGGCGTCAGGCACAGAGAGCTTGATGGCTAACGAGGTACGCTCGCAGCGCTTGATGCAGTTCATGGGTGTAGCATCTAATCCTGCCCTCATGCCCTTCGTCAAGAGTGACTACATCATTCGTGAGATTGCCAAGTCTATGGACCTTGATCCTGACAAGGTAACGAACTCGCTGAGTGATGCAGCTATTCAGGCTGAGATCCTCAAGAAGTTCACACAGCCTCCAGAGGCTCCTGTAGGGCCAGAAGGTGCAGTTCAGGGGCCACCCCAGCCCAGCGCACCGGGAGCCGCTCCTGAGCAAGCTGGAGTAGCTGTCAGCGATACTACAGGTGCAGGTGGTGGTAACATTGGTACAGGTACAGCGCCAGTGCCGGGTGAGCAAGGGTTCACTGGTACATGAGCATTAAGAAGTTTGTGAACGATAAGCCTCTATGGGATTCTTTCGTAGAGGTACTAGATGTCAAGATAAGCTCTGCCCAGCGCAGGTTAGAACAAGAGAGTACTATTGAAGGCGTTTATCGTATTCAAGGTGAGATTGCAGCATTGCGTAAGTTAGCTTATTTAAGGGATGAAGTGAATGGCCCAAACAGATGAAGCATTAGGATGGGCAGCAGAGTCTGCTAAAGCTGTAGAGAATGCTCCTGATATTAATACAGGTATAACATTTAAAGATGCTGCTACCTTTGTTGCTTCAGCTACACCTATTATTGGTGACGCTATGGCAGCTAAAGAAGTATATGATGAGCTACAAAAAGATGACCCTAATTACTACTTAGCTGGTGCGCTGGGCGGTGCTGCAGTTATAGGTCTTGTACCGGGATTAGGTGACGCTGCAGCTAACGCTATTAGAGCAGGTGCTAGAAAAGCTATAGATGTAGGTAAGCGTATTGAGGTTGATCCTAATACTGTAGGGTCACTAGGCGGTAATATTAAGTTAAAGCCACCTGTAGAAGAAGCTACACCACAAGTATCTAATATTGACTATCAAAAAAAGATGGCTGAGTTTGATGCAACTGAAACTGCTGATGATTGGCAGACTACAGTTGGTAACTATGTAACTGAATCACGAGATGTTAACCCTACGGTTCGTACACCTGATCTAGAAGCATCAGCAAAAGATTTACTTGACGGTAAGATTACTAGAGAACAGCATTTAGAGAACATAGATAAGTACAAACCTGTAGAGGCATGGGATGCATTACCTAGAGAACCCTCTAGTAAAGCTACAGTGTTTTCTTTAAAACCAGATCAAAGAGAAAAAGGTAAGTTCATACTACCTGATAAGGCTGTAAAAAACTTAAACGTAGAAAAGTCATCACTAAAAGTAGGTGATAAGTTTAATGGTAGGTTAGATATACCTGCATATAATCGCTTTGATACGTGGATTGTAGCGGGTACTTCTTCTGCTGAAAAAGGTGTAACGCATTACTCAAAAGCTATTCACTATAAAGGTGTAGATGATAAGCCTGTAAGATTCTTAGCTTCTCCTAAAACATCAGAAAAGATAGGCACGGGTGAAGCAGGTAAAACTGGTTACGCTACAGTATCAGGTGAAATAAAAGATTTAGACGTAGAAGAGATACGTGATAAAGCAGCTAAGTTCTTAGAAGATCCTGAGTGGACACAGGTAGGGTTTGACCCTCGTAGACAGGGCGGCTTTTATGTAAGATCAGGTGAAAATAAACACGTACCTATACGTGAAGCTGATGAAGTAATACAGATAGGTCCATTAGTTTTAGCTAAGAATGCTAAGCTTGACATGGAATACACAGGATACAATGAAGGTGGAGTCGTAGATAGTATGGATAAAGAAATGAACGACATGCTGCTTGAAGAGCAAGTAGACCCTGTAAGTGGTAACACTGCTCCTGTAGGTGCTTTACCTTCTGAGGTACGTGATGACATTACAGTTAACGTAAGTCCTAATGAGTTTGTTATCCCTGCATACACACTGCGTTACTTTGGGGAAGACTTCTTTAATGAGCTACTAGGTGCAGCAGAGCAAGGCTGGGATCGTATTAAGGCAGGTGAAGAGCCTATGCCACCTAAGAGTGAATCTGATACAGAAGCCGTTAAAGATGGCTATGATGAGGGTGGAGCTATTCCGGGCGAAGACGTAGACGTACCACCTCCTGTTGGTGGCGGCTATGGTCAGTACGGTGGTACGGGTGCTACCTTTGGTGGCTTTGAGTTTAAGACTTTTATTAACCCTGAAACAGAACAAGAGATACGTATATACTTCTTTAACGGTAAGCCTCTTAGCCGTATACCTGAGGGCTTTCGTGAGAAGGGTGCTACTGCTGTAGAAGAACAGGAACAGGTTGCAGAAGAGCAAACTAGAGATGACGATGATACTTCTATAACAGCAGAAACTGCTAGAGAGAATGCACCTAACTGGACTAAGACTAAAGTAGAAGACTGGACTATGGATGATTATAATGATTATGCTGAGTCTATGAAAACAGGTAATACTACATCAGGTGGCTTTATAGAAAATAGTATTCTTACTTTAGTAGGTTCTGTAATTGGTGGCCCAGCAGGAGCAGCCGCTCTGCCTTTATTAGCTAGAAAAGCAAAAGAAAAACAGGCTGCTAATGTTAATACTAACATAAATAATATTCTTAAATCAGGAAAAACATCAGAAGATTCAGACCTGACAAACGACGATATGAATATTCTATTTAAAGCACAGTTTGAAGCTAATAGTGTTAGCGATAGAGATCCTTCTTTAATATCTAAACTTACAGGTATTGGAGATGATAGAGGTCAAAGTGTAGGTGTACCTATATACGAACAAGCCTTCTATCAAAAAGATGATGGTAGCTTAGATATAGATGCTTTACTACCATCTAGCTCTACAGAAAAAACTTCTAGTGGTATATTAGAAAAAACTGCTACTATTACAAAAACTGTTGAGGATGAGAATGCCAGAGTTGCAGCTATAGAAGCAGAAAAAGCTAGACGTGAAGCGGAAGAGTTAGCAAGGAAAGCAAGAGAGGCAGCAAAAGCTAAAAGAATAGCGGAAGCTATAAGGTTAGAAGAAGAGGCTAAAGCTAAAAAAGCAGAAGCAGATAGGAAAGCAAAAGCAGCAACAGCGGCTAAAGCAGCAGCAGATAAAGCAGCAGCAGAGGCAGCGGCAACAGGTCAACCTGAAGCTAGTAATGTAAAAACTACACGTTTAGATTCAAGCAACCCTAATACTAGTAAAAATTTAGACGCTCATTTATCTAGTACGGAAAAAGCTTCACTAAAAGCTAATCCTTCTTTAGCGGGACACTATACTGCCACAGCAAACAGACGTTCCAATGAAGCTGCTCGTGGTGATACATCTAATACAGATAATGCTAATGAGGCTGCTGATAGCGGTGATGGATGCTGCTTTATTATGTTAGAAGCTCGTTATGGTAATGGTACTATGGATAAGGTAGTACGTAAATATCGGGATGAGTATATGACAGATCGTAATCGCAGAGGCTACTACAAAGTTGCAGAAGTATTTGTACCTCTAATGAGAAAGTCTCCTACATTTAAGTGGGTTATTACAAAAACATTTGCAGACCCTCTTGTATCTTATGGTAAATACCATTATAATGAAAAGAAAGTGGGTGTTGTATTTACACCAGTTAAAAACTTCTGGATGAAACTATTTGATATAGTAGGTGGAGATACTAAGTTTATTCGTGAGAACGGTGAAACTGTATAATAACTATAAGGCTACCCGGCAGTAATGCTGGCCCCAACATAAAAGGACTAAAACTATGCCAGAACTAACAGCGGTGGAGACACCTAAGAATGCAGGATTTGTACAGCCTAAAGGTGGATCACGGGCTAACAAGAAACGAATAGAGCAAGATGAAGCTGAACTAAAAGCTTTGATGGAAGCAGGACCAGATGGGCAACAGGAATCCAATGGCGAGGGATCTGCGACAACCCAAGTACAAACAGAGGGTAGTTCCCAACAAAAAGAAGCCAACTCTGAAGCTGAAGCACAAGAAGAAAACTTAAGTGGTGAGGAGCGTACTTATAAGAAACGCTACAGCGACTTACGTAATCATCTTAACAAGCAAGCTGAAGAGTTAAAGGCTATCAAAGAGCAGCTAGGTAAAGCACAAGAGAATGGTACTGTGCGTCCACCTACGAGTGATGAGAGTATTGATGCGTGGGCTAAGAAGTATCCTGAGATTGCTGGCATTGTAGAAACAATTGCTGAGAAGAAAGCTCAAGAGAAGTTCAGCCACGCTGATGAGCGCCTACAGCAGATTGATAAGATGAATGCTGATGCCCATCGCCTCAAAGCTGAGAATGAGATCCGCACTATGCACACAGACTTTGATGATCTACGTGGTAGTGATGCATTTCATGACTGGGCTGGCGAACAACCTAAGTGGGTGCAGGACGCTCTATATGAGAACCAAGATGACCCTAAATCAGTTATACGAGTTATTGATCTATATAAGGTTGATAACGGAATGGACGTTAAAGGTAAGCGGCGTAAGACTAAAGATGCAGCCTCTGCAGTTGTAACTAAGCGTACAACTAAACCAGATAACGATAACCCAGCGGGACATATTCGTGAGTCACAAGTGCAGAAGATGTCTACGCATGAATACGAAGCAAACTCAGATGCTATCATGGAAGCTATCCGTAGTGGTAAATTTATTTATGATATTTCTGGGGGTGCACGTTAAAAAGCTATTGACAATGCATAGATATGTGATATAACTATGTATGTTAACTAAAGGAATATAAAGCCCTATTAAATTAGCTACCTTTGTATTCCTACTACAACTGAGCCAAAACTACTAAGATAAGACTTACCTGATCAAGTACAGGCCCGATAGTTCCAACGTAGGCCAACTGAGGAACAAATCGCACCCTAGAAAGAACAGCCTCTTACACAGTGTTTATGCTTACTTAATCATAAGCCAAACATCTATGGAGGATATTAACATGGCTTTTACAACAGCAGGTGGTTACGGGAATTTGCCAAACGGCAATTTTAGCCCAGTAATCTACTCAAAGCAGGTACAACTTGCTTTCCGTAAATCTACCGTATGTGGAGATATTACGAACTCTGATTATTTTGGTGAGATCGCTGCACAAGGTGATACAGTCAAAATTATTAAAGAACCTGAGATTTCTGTGAGCAGCTATGCTCGTGGCACACAGGTTTCAGCACAAGATCTTGACGATGAGGATTTCTCGTTAGTCGTTGATAAAGCTAACTATTTTGCTTTTAAAATGGACGATATCGAAGAAGCGCACTCCCACGTCAATTTCATGCAGCTTGCAACAGATCGTGCAGCTTATCGTTTAGCTGATCAGTATGACCAAGAAGTACTTGGCTACTTGTCAGGCTTCAAACAGTCAGCATTACACGCACAAGCCGATACAGTAAATGACCAAGTTAATGGTTCTAAAGCTGTAACTACTGCAGGTTCAGATGAATTGCTATCAAGCATGAAACTGAAAAAGAGTGACTTTGGTAACATTTCAACGGCTTCTGCTGGCGATCATTCGATCCCACTAGCTGCACGTTTGCCAGGCGCTACTGCACTCCCAACTGCAACAGCTTCACCAGCAATGGTTGTAGCTCGTATGGCACGTTTGTTGGATCAACAACAAGTTGATACTCAAGGGCGCTGGCTGGTAGTTGACCCGGTATTCATGGAAATCTTGCGTGACGAGGACAGCCGCCTCATGAACTCAGATTATGGTGAATCAGGTGGTCTTCGCAATGGCTTGGTCTTGAACAACTTTCATGGCTTCCGTGTGTACACATCTTCAAACCTACCTAAAGTGGGTACAGGACCTGGTACAACTGGTTCAGCTAACCAGAACACTAACTATGGTGTACTAGTTGCTGGTCATGATTCTGCTGTAGCAACTGCTGAGCAAATCAACAAGACTGAAACGTATCGTGACCCTGACAGCTTCGCTGACATTGTTCGTGGTATGCATCTATATGGTAGGAAGATTCTTCGTCCTGAAGGTCTTGTAACTGCCAAATATAACGCAGCTTAAGGGGGAACTGAAAATGGCTTTACAATCTCCAGTTCGTATCGAGACAGCCGTGATTGCTCACGGTGACTTGACCACTAGCTCAACTCATGATATTGGCACAGTACCACGCAACTGCGTAGTTCTTGCTGCTGGTTCTGAGTGTACTGCAGCAGCTACTGTTGGTGGTGCTAATGCGGTTTCATATGGCGTAACAGGTGGTGACACCGATATGCTAGGAACTGCAGACATCAATGGTGCAAAGACTTTGGGTGCTACTACTACTACAGTAAATGGCATCACAAATGTTACCACTGCAGATACAACAATCACTGCACTGCTTGCGGGTTCTAACGCCCCTTCAGCAGGTTCATATAAGTTCTTTGTAGTATATGCCCCAATGGGTGCTACAGGAGCAGCCGCTGAAGTAGATCGTGATCTGCTCGCATAAATACTTTAACTTTAGGGGCTGCTTTCGAGTGGCCCCTTTAGGCTATCTAGGAGTTAAATAATGGCAGGTATTAACTTCAGGACAGCAAGCAAGTTTGCTGCAGTTACAGGTAACTCTGCTAGTACCACTAGTAATCCTAATAATGCTACTGTATTGTTTACTTGCCCTGAAAGTCACGAAGCTGAAATAGTTTTTCTTATGGTGGCAAACGAAGATAGTTCAACATCTAATATCGGAATACAAGTATACCATGCAGATGACAACACTTACCACATGCTAGTAGGTGAAGAGTCTATAGCAGGTAATGACCACACTCAGTTTATTGGTGGTGGACCTTTGTTCTTACATGCAGGTGATAAGGTCTTAGTATTTAGACATACTTCTTCACATAATTTTGATGCTACACTTTCTTCTAGACTATACTTTACACCTGCTAAAAGGTTATAACAATGAGTACTTTTCTTAGTCTAACTAACGAACTCTTACGTCGATTGAATGAAGTTCAAATTGACCAAGCAGACTTTCCTAACGTTAAGAACGTTCAGGCACTGGCTAAGGATTCCATTAACTCGTCTATTCGTCAGATGCTTCAGGATGCACAAGAGTGGCCCTTTACTTTAGTTACTTATGAACATACACTGGCTGCTGGAACTAATACTTATTCTTTTCCTGCTGATTATTCTAAAGCAGACTGGGATACATTTTATATTAAACAACTTACTTC